GGCGGCAGCGCGAGCGTCGCCACGACCACGTGGACGAACTCGACGAACACAACGACATCGCATACGTTCTCGAATCTCAGCGGCACGCCGAAAACCGCGTTCCTCAGATGCACCAGCTCGCTCTCCAGGTCAAGCAGCAGCACCAACTACTTCATCGCCGACATGGTATGGGACGGTAGCTCTTGCAAGGGCAACTCGTACCGCAGGAGCAACGGCAGCTACGCGAACGTGACGAGCGGGTACTCGGTGACAACTGGCTCGAACTCCATCACGTTCACGTCGAGCGGCACGTCGACGACGAACCCAGGCTCGTTCTACAACGGTACATACGAGCTCGTGTACGTGTATTAATCGAACAGCCGACGAACGGCGTGGTATCATTGGTTCGGAAGATAGGGGGCACCGAATGAGCGAGTACGAGAAGCTGACATGGAAGACGTGGCTGAGGGCCGCAGGCATCCGCGCGGTCAAGACGTTCGCGCAGACGCTCCTGGCGACGATTCCAGTTGGCATCAGCGTCGTGGAGGTGGAATGGTTCACCTGTCTGGGCGTCGCGGCGTTGGCGGCAATCCTGTCGCTGCTGACAAGCCTCGCGGGACTGCCCGAAGCCGAGTCGCCGATAGTGGGCGAGTGACATGGACTTGGTTCAGAAGTTCGTGTTTTGGGGACGTGGCGCGAACGTGCCGCAGTACCTCGTGATACACGAGACCGCAAACCCAGGCGCGACCGCGCTCGACCATGTTAGCTACTGGTCTAGCGGTCGGCAGAACGGCGAAGCGCACTACGTGTGCGACTGGACGGGCAAGGTATACCACACCACGCCTGACAACCTGGCGTGCTGGCACGTCGGCGGCGCTGCCAACTCGTGGAGCGTGGGCATCGAGCTGTGCCACGCGACCAACCGAGCTGACTTCGAGAAGACGTGGCGAACGGCGGTGGAGTTCGCCGCGTGGTATCTCGAATCGCAGGGGTGGGGCATCGACAGGCTCATCTCGCACAACCTCGCCAACCAAGTCTGGGACACCTATTCCGACCACACCGACCCTGACGGCTACTTCGCCGAGTTCGGTAAATCGTGGCAGGACTTCGTGTACGCCGTATCAGAAGAGATGGAGGACGAAATGGCAACACCGACAGAAGTTGCAGAGGCGGTATGGGGGTACAACTACAAAGGCACTTGCCGCCAGAACAATATGTACGACCTCGACAACGTGGTTTACGACCGCGTGGAGCGCATCGAGAAGAAGCTCGCCGACGTGAGCGACAAAATCGACAAGATTAAGGTATCCGATATCGACTACGCGAAGCTCGCCTCGATGGTCGCGGAGAGAATCGACAAGAACGCAATCGCCAAGGCTGTCAACGACGATGCGGCGAAGAGGATGCAAAGCTAGCATCCTCTCCCGAAAACCGAATACCGAGCCATAAACGCAGCAGAAACGGAGGATACATGGCTTACAGACCTTATTTCGGGTATCAATCTCAGAACGTCGTCAAGGTGACGGGGCTGGAAGGTGCTCGGGCGTATCCGATGGCACCTAACAGCACGGCGGCATTGTTCGACGAGAACGAGGACGTTTTCTATTTCAAGACGACCGACGGGGCAGGTTACCCGTCAATCCGCGTCTTCGACTTCACCGAGAGAATCGAGAAACAGCCGCAGTTCGTCACGATTGACGAGCTGCGCTCTTTCATGGACGAGTTGAGGAAGGAGATGCATCATGGCGAGCAGCCTGTTCAACCAGAAGACGACCAACAGTCTCTTTTCTAGGCTCGGCAACGCGGTCGGAATCGCCAGCGGAGACCCAGGCGCGATGTTCCAGGGCATGTACCAGGCGAACCCGCAGTTCAAGGCGAGAGTGGATGCCGTCATGCGCAACCCGCAGTTCAAGGCGTTCCTCGCCGAGAACAAGGACATGACGCTGGAGCAGATAGTCCAGAAGTACAACGTCAACCTGAACAACCGCATATTCTAGAACCAACGGCGGGTGCACACGCCTTGGCATAAACGCAGACAAAACGACACGAAAGGAAGTGTGCGATGGAGAACTATTCTCTTTCCGACATCGCCGCCGCGACTGGCGAAGGCTTCGGCGGTGCCAACTCTTGGGTGATGATTATCCTCTTCGCCCTCATCTTCGGCTGGGGCGGCAACGGCTTCGGCGGCTTCAACAACGCCATCGGCTACGAGAACCTGGCGACCTCGAATGAGGTGCAGCGCGGCTTCGACAACCAGAACAGCATGGCGAACCAGCGCGAGATTCTCGCGGCGGTCAACTCTGGCACGGCGCAATCGGTCGCCGCTACCAACCAGACCTTCCACGACACGCTCGGCATCATCCAGAACCGCTACGACGAACTGCAGCGGGACATCTCTGGGCTGGCGGTCGGCCAGGCGAACGCGCTGGCGAACCAGAACGCTTGCTGCTGTGAGACCCGCATGGAAATCCAGCAGGGCAACAACGCGCTGATGCAGGCCATCCAAGCCGAAGGCGCGCAGACCCGCGCGCTGATTCAGGGCAACAAGATTGAAGCCCTGCAAGCGCAGGTTTCGCAGCTCCAGCTCGACCAGGCTCTCCAGGGAGTCGTGAGGTACCCGAACTCCTGGAACTTCAACGCTGGTCCTGCGCCTTTCTGCAACCCGTGCGGGTGCAACATCTAGTCATTGGCGACGAGGAAGAGCGCGGGGAAACCCGCGCCCGATTAGGAGGTAACATGGCTTGCAATTCTGCAATCTACACAGTCAACTCGAACGTGGCAGTCGCCGCCAACGGCAGCATCCCGTTCGGCTCCATCATCAGGAGGTTCGGTCAGTCGGTGCAGCTTGACGGCTCCGACATCACGGTATGCGGTCAGGGCTACTACGATGTCGATTGTTCCATCACGCTGATTCCAGAAGCCGCTGGGAACGTCGGCATCCAAGTCTATGCGGACGGCCAGGCGGTGCCAGGCGCATCCGCCCAGGGCGTTGGAACCGCGTCAGCCCCGCTCAACCTGTCAATCTCGTCCCTCGTGCGCCAGAAGTGCTGCGGCGCGACGAGCCTCAGCCTGAAGCTCGTGACTCCCGCCGACGTGACCACTGGCGCGACGGTCCAGACATGCGCGTGCGTGGTAGAACGACTCTAGGCTCACTCGACTGCATCGACGGGGCGAACTTCGCCGCAAACATCGCGCAGCTTGACGTTATGCTCCGCCAGATGCAACATGACAGGCAGCTGCACGACGAGTACTATTCCGCCGTCGTGCAACTGCTCACCGAGATAAAGGACATCTTGAAAGGGGACAAAGATGGCAGCTAGGGAAGTGATGGCAGAGGTGGCGGGGCGTTTGGTCGGCGGCATGATGCTCCACTCCGACCATGCCGACCTGATGGCGTTCCTCGGCCTGAGGGGCTTCAAGCGGTATCACGAGAGAGGTTACCACGACGACGCTATGGCGTTCAGGAAGATTCATCGGGCCACGATAAAGTACACGAACATGATGGTTCCGCAAGTCGACCAGGAAGGCTCGGACGAACTCTCGCCTTACATGAACTACGACCGCATGACGCTTGACTCGGAGGCGAAGCGCAACGCCCTCGAAGGGGCGATGGCATCGTGGGAGGAATGGGAGCAGGGCACCGTCCAGACGTATTCCAGGGCGGCCCGCGACCTCCAGGCACTTGGCGAGGCGAAGCTGTGGAAGAAGGTCTACGAACTTCAATGCAAGGCCGAGAAGGAGCTGGCGATGCTCCGAAAGCTGACGTGCGACATGAAGACGTGCGGCTGGGACATGTGCCACATCCTCGACATGCAGGAACCGCTCCACGAGGAATACCACGACCCGTGCGGGGGCAGATGATGGTATCGCTGGAGAAGATAGAGCGGGAAATCGACGAGCTGCTCGCCAAGGACACGACGTATGCCGTCTGCGAGCGTCTGAGTTGGCTCTACACGGTTCGGAACAACCTTATGGCATCGGATACCCGTGATGGCATGAAACGGGCCCTCACAGGGCATCTGAGCGGCTCTGAATTCGTCGAGGCGGCTTCTGGTGTCGATTACGCGTCGTTGATGGGGGTGCTCGACGAGCACATGGCTGCTTTGAAGGTAGTGCAGCCGAGGGAATACGCCGCCGTGCTTGAGAAAATCAAAGCGTTGTGACACGCCGCGAAAGGCTTCCCGCCGAAAGGGGCTGGCTTAGGTCAGCCCCTTTTATTTTGAAAAAAATTTCAAAATACCAGTTGACACTCGCAGTGTATATGGTATCATATACTTGCAAACTTTGAACGGGGGAAACAAAATGGCGAAATTCGAAACCTTCAAATCTTTCAAGGAAACATTCGACGGCTTTTCGACTGGAGAGAAAAAATTTGCCTGCAAGGTGAACAGGTTCGATTCGGTCACCTTCAAACGCACGGGCGAGAAGTGGTACTTCGCGATGGAGCATACGGGTTTCGGGTGGGAAGGACTCGTCGCCTACCGCGTCGACACGGACGAGCTCTTCACAATCGACGGCATGGATGCACCTGGCGGGATTAAGGTCGACGACGAACTTGTCGCCACATACGGCTCAACGAAAGACGACTGCATCGACGCGATGATGGGCTGCTAACTGAAAGAGGTGGCAAAAATGGCAAAAGCGAAATTAAAGGAGGGGGAAATGGCACGCATGTCTGACGAGGAATTCGCGGAGAAATACCTCGAACTCACGTTCGCGAGGGACGGCATCGAACGCGAGATGGAACTCGTAAAACAGGAATACATCAACGAATGGGACGACGACGAGGCGGCTAAAATCTGGGAAGAGTACGAAAAGCTCTCCTACGAGCTCGCAAAAGCAAAACGGGCAATCAAGGAATTCTTCGAAAACCTTTAGGAGACGGGAATGACGAAACTCTACAGTTTCAACATGGAATGCAACGGTCACAACATCGACAGCGCGCTCACATTCCTCCGCTTGCGCTGGTACGAGGCAATCGACGCTTGCGATTACGATGCCGCCGAAAGGCTGCAAGCGAGAATCGACAGAATCAACGACATCACTGGCGCGTGCAGACGCGGCTTGCTCAAACTTCCATATGAGGACTGGGCGTATCTCACCTCGGTCAGCGAATGGTACAAGATGCACCGTGCCCGCATGTGCGCTATCCACGGGATACCATACGTCGAGTAACTGCCGTTTTAAAAAAGTTGAAAATTGACGTGCATTTTTTCAATTTTTATGGTAAAATGAAATTAGAGGGGAGGTGACGAGATGGCTGGTCAGACGAAGATGGGGCAATTCCTCAAATCACGTGGCAGCAATCAGAACGAAGCTGCCGAGGCAATCGGCGTGAGCACGACATCGTTCTCGGGCAAGTCTAACGGCAAAAGGCCGTTCAAGCAATGGGAAATCAAGAAGCTCGCCGAACGCTACAACATGACTGCACAGGAGCTTTACGATGTTTTCTTCGGGTAGGAGAGAAGGTGCGCCCCGCGAAGGGGCGCTAAACAGGAAGGAGGGCGGAAATGCCCGAAAAGGATTATAGCACTGGATGGACGGAAGGCAAATGCAGAGCCATCGAGATTTCGATGGCGGTTTTCGTCGTCGCTCTGTTTCTCGCGGGGGTGATTGTCGGATGCTAGAACTCACCGATTCCGAGAAGCTCGCGATAGCCCAGGCGTTCATGAACTCGATAGGGAAACTTGTCGAGACGAAGAACCCGTGCAACTTGCGCGGGAGGGTCGACGAGCAGATGAAGGAAATGTACCGCGAGAACCCGATAGCTGGCCGTTCCTACGATGTCAAGGTGCTCGGGCGGAAGGTCGGCACGTATTCACTTACAGTATCGAAGCCGAAACCGAAGAAAGTCGAGAAGACGCTGGAGGTCACCGACAAGAACGCGCTTTTCGAATGGGCTGTCGCAGAGGGCTTCGTCGACATCGACATGGCTGCCGTGACAGAGCATTTCAAGAAATGCGGCGAAATTCCCGACGGATGCGAGCCGCTTGAAGTCGTGACACCAGAAATCGTCGGCGGCGAGATAACGAAGACCACGCTCAAGATAGACCCAGAGGAAGTCGCCCGCGCTCTTGGGACGCAACTCGAACCGATGGCGTACCTCTTGCTCGAAGGTGGTTTCGATGATTAATTTCAGGAATTTGGAGCCAGAGGACATCGAGGTGCGCATCCAGCAGGTGACCGACAAGGGGTGTTCCCTGCTGCTCTACAAGACCGCGCGATGCGACATGCGCATCTTGGATGAGACCGTCGGGCAGGAGTGCTGGGACTGCGAGTACTCCAGCGTCAACGGCTACCTGTTCTGCACGGTCGGCATAAGGTGCACGATGCCAGACGGAACGACTTCATGGGTCTACAAGTCGGATACGGGAACGCAATCCAACATGGAGCCAGAGAAGGGTCACGCGTCCGATGCCTTCAAGCGCGCGTGCACCCGCTGGGGAATCGGTCGCGAGCTCTACACGTCGCCTTTCATCTGGGTCGACAAGGGGCAGTTGCAGAAGCACCACGAATCGAACGGCAGGTGGAAATGCAACGACAGGTTCTCCGTCTCTCGCGTGAAGGTCGAAGACGGCAAGATAACCGACTTGGCAATCGACAACGAACATGGCTTCACGGTCTACCAGATGCGTTCTACGACCCCGAAGCGCAAAACCGCGCGTGTTGATGCCGACAAGCACGAAACGGCACCGCAGAACGCATCTGACCGCTTCGCGAAGGTGCGCGAGCTGAAAGCCAGGGCTATATCCCTCGGCGTGTCCGAGGAAGGCATCGAGGCGTGGGTCGCAGCCAATTTCAAGGGCAAGGCGAAGAAGGACATGACCGACTACGACTTAAGGGCTACCGAGGCGTATCTCAACGAGCTTATAAAGGCGATGGGGGAATGATGCTTGAGTTCACTGGAACGCCGAGCCAGGTGACGCAATGGCTTTTCGAGCAGGACAGGGACAAGGTGTTCACCGTCAAGGAGCGCAAGCGGAAACGCAGCTTGACGCAGAACGCGTACTACTGGGCGCTCAACGACAAGCTGGCATCGGTTCTGCGCATGGGAAGAGACGAGCTCCATTTCCAAATGCTTAGGAGCTATGCCCCGTGCGAGGTCGTGTCGCTGTTGGAGAACGTGCCGCTCGGCGATTACTTCGACTATTACGAGGTGTTCGCCAAGGGGTATCTGAACGGGAAGACCTACAACCACGTCAGGGTTTACAAGAACAGCTCGCGCATGGACAGCGCGGAATTCGCGCGGTTGCTCGACGGGACGATAAGGGAGTGCGAGCAGCAGGGCATACAGACGCTCACGCCAGCGGAGGTAGCAAATCTGAAGTACATAGAGCCGAAGGAGGAATGATGAAGGGCAACACGGTTTCAATCAAGGGGAACATCACCAGGGACGCTGAAATCAGGAAGTCACCGAGCGGCGGCAACGTCGTGAAGTTCGGCATCGCCTGGAACCAGAGCAAGTCGGACGGAAACGGAGGTTACGTCGACATCGGGCACTTCTTCGACGTGACGATGTTCCCGACGGACAGGCAGCTCGCCATGTTGGAGGAGCACCTCGTGACGGGCGCGCGCTGCGCCATCGTGGACGGGCACCTCGACTTCCACGAGTGGGAGAAGGACGGGCAGAAGCGGTCGAAGGTGCAGATAATCGTCGACGACCCTATCGGCGGCTTCATGGTCGACGGCAATGGGAAACGGCAAGAAGCGGGCACGTCGGTCTACGACGAAGACATACCATTCTAGGAAGGGGCTGAGATGTCACAGAAGGAACGTGTTTTGGAATACATGAAAGAACATGGCAGCATCAGCAGCATGGAGGCGTTCAGAGACTTGGGGGTGACGAGGCTTTCCGCCGTCGTGTTCAACTTGCGCGCCGATGGCTACAAGGTGAAGGCGGTCAACGAAAAATCGGTGAACAGGTTCGGGGAAAAGACAAACTTCGCGCGGTATTCCATCGCTGAATAGAGTATAATAGCAATTGCAGATGGGAGCTGCAATTGCTACAATGAACCAAACGCCCTGCGGTGCTCCCATCGCCGCAGGGCGTTTCCACTTGGAGGTGACTTATGAGGGGAACTGGATACGTCGTCATACAATCTTTCATGGTCGACGACCTCGGATTGAAGGGCAACGAGCTTATAGTCTATGCGGTGATTCACGGCTTCACCCAGGACGGGAACCATTGGTACTACGGCACGAGGGCGCATCTCGCGGAGTGGTGCGGTGCGACCAAGGGGACGGTTTCGAACTGCCTGAAGTCGTTGCTAGAAAAAGGTTACGTGGAGCGCAGGGAAATCGACAGATGCGGATACCGACAGGTGCAGTACAGGGCTGTTTTCGTTGACGGCGTTACAAAAATCGGCGTTGGGGATACCAAAAATCGTATCTCCCCCGTATCAAAAATTGACATTGATGATACTATAACATCAGAATCAAATGAAAAAAGCGATTATTCTGGAAACGAAATATGCCCGATATGCGGCTCCGAGTCTGAACGTCACGGTTCCGTGATGCTCTGCCAAAGATGCAATACGGCATGGAGGCGCGTCGATGATTGACAAGACGAACGAGAACCTACTTGACAAGCCGAGCATCGTGCAACGGTGCTGTTGCGTGTGCGGGAAACAAGCGCAGAACCAGCATCACGTCATAGCGAAGGGGATGGGCGGGACAAGACTCGCGAAGCGCATCCCTACGTTGTCGCTGTGCGGCATGGGAAACACGTCTGGATGCCACGGCAAGGCTCATTCCTCCATGCTCCATTTCGATTACCGCGATGGCTGGTATTTCATACTTCTTGACGAGCCGACGAAGCGCATCGACGCTTTGGGCATGGACGGTTGGGAAAGGTGCTACGAAGATGGGCTATAACCAGCGCAAGGGGGCGACGTTCGAGCAGGACTGCGCAAATTACTTCGAGGAACGCGGGTGCGACGTAATACGCAAGAGACCGCACGGCAAGAACGACCAGGGCGACTTGCACGGCGTGACGTTCAACGGGCGCAAGGTGACGGTCGAATGCAAGAACAAGAAGCGGATGGAGCTTTCCGAATGGCTTGACGAGGCGGAGTCCGAGAGAATCAACGACGGAGGCGACTTCTGCATCGTGATTCACAAGCGCAAGGGCAAGGGAACCAAGAACTTCGGCGAAACATACGTTACCATGACGCTTGACACGTTTTGCGAGATGGGAAACAGTTTCAAAAAATCTTAAAAAACAAGTTGACAACCGCTTTACGATATGTTATAATATGCCCGTGGGCAAAACCACTGGACATTGAGAACCGAAGAGAGAGGGAACGACAATGGAGGACGGCTTCAAATGCGTCAACTGCACTAACTACTTCAACGACATCGGGAAGCAAAGGTTGAAAGAAGCCCTCGAAGCTGGCGAGACGGTGCACATCTACATCGACTGCATCGGGCATACCCGCGCGTACTGGGAAGAGAAATGGTACAGGGAATGGCTCGTCGAATTCTACGGCGACAAGCTCGAAATCGGGCATTGCTATCTGGGCGACACGTTCAAGCTCCGCGTTGAGTAGGAAATTCCAAAAATTCGCAGTTGACATCGTTCTTGTATATGATATAATACAATCAACGATGTCAACTGCAAACAAGAGAGGTGACGGACAATGATAATCGTAGAGACAATCGAACGGCTCAAAAGAGATTACGATTACGCGCTCAACACTTTGTACGCAATTCAGAACGGCTTGAACGGCTCCGATGAAAGCTACTGGCGCGGCGTTGTCTCTGGTCTCGAAGACGCGCTCAACGCGCTCGGCATCGAACACGAAGGTTACAACCCATTGCACGACTGAGAGAGAGGAGAAAACAATGGGCTTGGATATGTACTTGTACTGCAACAGCAAGAAGGTTTGCCAGACGGTGAACGACATGACCGACGAATGGGAAGGGGGCTACCAGGCGAAGAACGGCATTGCCATCGAGTGGCGCAAGGCGAATGCCATCCACAGGTGGTTCGTCGGCAACGTCCAGGGCGGCAAGGACGACTGCGGAATCTACGAAGTCGACGTGAGCGACCTCGTGAAGCTGCACGATGCTTGCAAGACCGTGCTCGACAGCACAGAGCTCGTCGAAGCGGAAATCAGGAACGGGTACACTTTCGAGGGCGGCAAGATGGTCGACATCGTTGAAAAAGGGCAAGTGCTCGCAGACCCGTCGACTGCAATTGACGTGTTGCCCACGCAAGGCGGCTTCTTATTCGGCTCCACCGACTACGACCAGTGGTACTGGTGGGACTTGGAGTTCACCGAGCGCAAGCTGGCGACCCTGCTCGACAGCCTCGTTCCTGGTGACCGACCCTGGAACGTCCATGCCGAGGGCGAGGACGACTGGAACGTCCGTTTCTACTATCATTCGAGCTGGTAGGAGGTGAGAGGAATGACCACGGATGCGCAGAAAGCGGCAATGCGCCGCTACTACGAGAAGACGAAACGGCAGTCGCGCGTCTACATGCTGCGGTTCAACAGGGAGAAGGACGCAGATATAATCGACGTGCTCGACAACTGCGGGAACAAGACCGAGCTTATACGAAAGCTAGTGAGGGGGGAATCATGTTGACGGAAATCGCGCTTGCAGCCGTGCTCCACCAATGCTGCGTCACGACCGACGAGGCGATACGTTATCAGCAATGCGCCGAAAGAACCGCTAGAATCGAATCTGAGCGGCGCGAGGCGGAAACGTGGGAATGGTACCCGCAATGGCAGGAATATGGCGTTACAGCCTACTACGAACAGCCTAACGACGGCCTGAACGTCTTTAGCGGCGTGAACTACCACGACGGGCGAACCGAGACGTACTACAGCAGCAACGTCCTGTACCACTACCGAACGAACGAGTGGACGCTGGACGATGAAGGGTTCTACCGTGACGCTGACGGCTACTACGTGGTCGCCGCGTCCGACATGGAGCAGGGCGCAACCTTCACGGGCAGCAAGGGCGAGTGCAAGGTGTACGACTGCGGATGCGCCGACGGCGTGACAGATTATTACGTGAATTGGTAAGGAGTTGACATGGAATCAACCGACAAGCTGCGCAATTACGTCAGCGCGTTCATAAGCCCAGGGGCAGAAGCCGACCTGCTGGGCATCGCCGACGAAATCGAACGCGAGATTGCCGAGCGTTATATGGAGCTGCCCGTGGACGCGGACGGCGTGCCCGTCAAGCTGGGCGATACCATCGGCAAGGTGGACAACTGCGACCACTACACGTTCACGGTCGAGGGGTACACGAGCGTGTTGCCCGACGGAATCGGCGAGCTGATGCTGGTGGACGAGCACGACGATTGCTGGTATCCGAAGAACTGCATCCACGTCAAGCCGCGCACCATCGAGGACGTGCTGCGCGACATGCTCAACGCATACGATAGGCACGAAGATGGCGACATGCCGTATTCGTTCATTGCCGAGTATGCCGACGAGCTGCGCGAGTTGGGGGTGGGCGAATGAGCGAGTACGCCAAGAACATCCAGACTATCGAGGATATGTGGAAGAAGCGCATCGAACTGCGGCGCGAAGGTGGTGGGCGAATGAGCGAGTTCATCATCACAAGCGAACAGCTAAAGACAGCGACAGAGGCGTACTTGGAACGTGAGCTGTCTCGCCCGATAACCGATGTGTTCATCAGCGGTGACAAGCTGCTAGAAATCGTGCGCTGCCGCGATTGCAAGCACATGCACACCGTTCGTCATTGGCTCGGTATGGACGTGGATGAATGTTGGCTACGCGCCGACCCCGAGAGCGGCGCATTAGGCAAGGAGCCAACGGAGCCTGACGGCTTCTGCGCATGGGGTGAACGCAGATGAACGAAGACTTGTTCGTGATATGGGTAGTAGTGTTCGTAATGACCGTGTGCATTGTAGAACTTTGGAAGGACGGCAAATGAAATCAATCGATGCGCAGTTCGGACGTAAGACGTATGCGCTTCTCGATTCTTGCATGTATTGCGGCAAAGAGTACGAAGAGCGGGACGAATGGCACACGCTTTGCTCGTCTGTGAAAGACGGGAAAACGACAGCATGGCTGTTAATCTGCGACACGTGCTGGAGAAGCTATTACCTGTTCGATGAGCGCGGAAACGACATGCTAAAATCTATGCATGAGGAAAAAGAAGAAACAACCGACTCGTGACATGCTCCTTTCGGAGTGCCTGAAACGTTCCAAGCATGGCTCTTGCAGCATGGAATGCGAGTTCGCGAACGAAGAATTTTGTCGAGAGGTTGTCCGAAGGGCGGCAAGACTGCTACAATAGCCTTGCCGCCCTTCCTCTCTCTGCGGCACGCCCCTCGGCACGTCACCTCCCGAGGGGCAAATTTTTTTCAGAAATTTTCAAAAAAACAGTTGACGCACGTTTGCGGTATATGATAACATATACCCATCGGCTGGAAACGACATGAGAGAGGAACCGAAATGGCAATCGAAACCAAGGATTATTCAAAGTACAATGCTGAAAACGTGCTCGAAGAGGTCGAACGCAGAATAATCAAAGGAAGGTGCCCTTATCGGATGCGCGAGGTTTGCGACGACCTGAGCATATTCGACTGGTGGAACGACACGCTGAGCGTGACGAATCTAAAGCAGATGCGCTCGTTCCTGAAAGCTGCAATCGAACGCGGGTACACTGGCTACGTCTGCTTCAAGGTCGGCGCGAGTGGATGCTCGAACGGCATGTGGGCTCACAAGGAGGAAACCGAAACTGGCTACTCGCCAGATGGCGAATTCCTGTACAGAAGTTTCACGCCCGACTACACCTGCTGGAGCCTCAAACATGCAGATGGCAACTACTACCCGAGCGACGACGAATGGTGCTCGTGCAAGACCGTGAAACAGCTCGACAAGCTCGTTGCAAAACTCAACGCGTAGGGGGGGCGGTGAAGAAGATGGCGAAACGCGATGTTCAACTCGTCGAAATCGAGACTGGCGTGAGGGCAGACGGAAAATGGGGGTACATCATCTGGTATTACAGAAGCGGCCTCATATACGATGGGCAGACTGACGTAATGGGGCACTACGATACCGAGCAAGATGCCCTCGACGGTGCTGAAAAAAATCTCGATACGTGGTTCGGAAAGCGCGGATGGAAACACATCTAATAGAGAGGAATTGGAAATGAAGCTGACGAAATCTGAAAAAGACATGCTCCGCAAGCAGTTTGCGAAGACGTGGCGCAACAACGACATGGTAGAATACTGCGTAAGCCATACGAGCGGGTATGCGGAAATCGGCGACTGCATCGTGACTTTCGACAAGCCGCACATCGAGACGTGGTTCTGCTTCGGCGAACACGGCTACGACTACGACGAGGTGAACGAAACCTGCCGCAAGCTCAGCACGGACGAGGACTACTTCATCGCGAAGAACATGCGCGAATTCAACCGCTTGCAGAAGTTGATTGCCGAAACGCGTCAGGGATACTACAAGGCGTGGCTAGTCCACAACGGCGACGGGAGCGACCTCGGCTACGTCACGTTCACCGACATCTTCGAAGAGCCAAGGGGGAAAGACCCGCTGCAGCTCACGAGTGCTGGTCTTGACGTTTACGCGGAACTTGTCGCCGACGAACGCGAAAAGTTCGAGAAACGTCTCCGCACGTATCTTAAAAGATACGGGATGTCGAAATGCCGCTTCTGGACGTACTGGGCTGACAGGTAAATTTTCCAAATTTTTTCAAATTCCCGTTGACTCTTGCAAGGTGTATATGATAACATATACACATCGGAAACGGAACCGCGAACCACACCGAACTTGGCAATGGCAGAAGCCCTGGGTTCGGGGCTTGGAAACGGGGACTGGGAGAGAGGAAACGAAATGCCGAAAGAGATTCTCGAAAACGAAGAGCTGTACGCGAACCTGTGCGAGCTTGCGATGTGCCACGATTACGCGCTCTCGATGGCTCGCAGGGCAAAAAATGACGGCAACAGTTCCGAGAACGACTACTGGCGCGGCGTTGCGGCTGGGCTTGAATTGACCGCTAAGACGTTCGACATCGACTTCGCCGAACTCAACATCTAAGGAGAGCGAAATGAAAAAGTACATCGCACTGTTCTGGAGGAGCAATCCGCAACTGGCCAACGGCGGGTATGAGACTTATCGCACCTATGAGGCCAAAACGCTCAAGCAGGCCGAGAAGATGGCACGCAAGACAGAGGAAAAATGCGCTTGCGGCGGCATGAACCTCATCGAAATCGTAGAGGCATAAGAAAGACCGAGACAGGAAGGAGAGGGCATGGCAAGCAAATTCGACCTCGAAAACGAGCTTATCGCTGCAAGCTTCACTATGACCGAGGACAAGACGTTCGACTGGGACAGGAGGTACCGTCGCCGCACCTACTCGAAGGACTTCCACAAGATGGCAAGATACGCCTGGGCGGGAGAGCTTGAATTCCATTTTCTCGTCGACGTGCAAATCATGTACTTCAACGGAAAGCCCTGCATGGTCACCGCGAGCTACAGCAACGGGAAGGTGAAGGAGCACGACTACGGGAAACGCGCCTACAACGCAATCCGCGACACGGTGAAGAACAACGGCTTCGAAATCTACGATTAAAACCAAAAACCTGGCATTTCATGTTACAATGCCGTTTGCGGCGCGGTTTTCCCGCGCCGCGCATAGATAGGGCAAGGTGACATGAAACGCTACAAAAGCTTCTACAACGACGCGTCTGGCGGAGAGGGCGACAGATGCAATTATCCGACTCGCCTTGACACCTACGGGTGCGGTTGCGCCCACGACTGCAACTACTGTTACGCAAAATCTCTTCTCAGCTTCAGGAAGCTCTGGAACCCGCGTGAGCCGAAAGCCGCGAATCACGCGGAAATATCGAAGGTTCTCGACAAAGTCGAACCTGGCAAGATATTAAGGCTTGGGGGCATGACCGACTGTTTCCAGCCTATCGAAAGCGAGCTTGGAATAACCGCGATGGCTATCAGCTTGATGAACAAACGCGGAATCGGGTACCTCATAGTCACGAAGTCAGACCTTGTAGCAAGCGCCGATTACATGCGCATCCTCGACGGCGACCTTGCGCATATCCAAATCTCCGTGACGAGCACGTCGGACGAGCCGAATTTCCTAGGCGAATCGGCGGCACCGCCGAGCAAGCGCATAGAGGCGGTCGAGACGCTTTCTAAGGCGGGTTTTGACGTTTCCATGCGTGTTTCACCGTATGTGCCAGAATTGCTCGAAATAGGGCGTCTGAACGCCGTGCAGGTCGAAAAGTGCCTCGTCGAGTTCATGCGCGTCAACCATTGGATAGAGAAATGGGCGGGTGACAGGTTTGGGGAATACACCGTCAAGAGCGGCGGGTACAGGCACTTGCCGCTTGAGCGGAAAATAGAGCTTCTCGAAGGTTTCGAACTACCGCAGATGTCGGTATGCGACGACGTTCCAGAACATTACGAATGGTTCAAGGAGAACTACAACTACAATAAGGAAGACTGTTGCAATTTAAGGAGGTAACGTGGAAATCAGGGAAATGAGCATCGACGACATCGTGCCGTATGACAACAACCCGAGGAACAACTCGAAGGCGGTCGAATACGTTGCGAACAGCATAAGGCAATTCGGCTTCAAGGTGCCAATCGTCGTCGACAAGAACAACGTGGTAGTCGCTGGGCACACGAGGCTCATGGCTGCAAAGGAGCTCGGCCTCGAAACGGTGCCAGCGGTCGTCGCCGACGACCTCACCGAAGAATAGGTCAAGGCGTTCAGAATCGCCGACAACAAGACGGCGGAACAGTCTGACTGGAACCTCCTGAGGCTTTCGAAGGAGATAATCGACATCGACATCGACCTCGAAGACTTCGGTTTCGGTGAGATAGAGCTCGACAACCTCGAAAGCCTCGGGAGCGACTTCTTCCAGCCCGTGGGCGAAATCGGAAATGCGCCGAACATCTACGCGCCGAACTTCTCCCCGACCGAATCTACCGCAAGCGTTACCGACGAACAAGTTAAACAGACCGCCGAACGCCAGGAAAAGCGTTTGTCGGATATGTTCTCGGTTCAACACAGGAAGGTCGTCTGCCCGTATTGCTTCGGCGAGTTCGAGGTGGATTGATGGGCACCCCGAACGACGACTTCATGAAGCTGGCGCGCTCTCTCGTCACGCACAGGTACCAGACCGCCAAGACCATGCCGAAGAACCCGCATCAGTACACGCTCAGAAGGGACTGGGACGATTCGGAGTTCGTCGAGACCGTCGAGCTGCTAAGGAAATACGGGTACCAAAAATGGTACTGGGGTAAGGAATACACGTGCTTCGACGTGAACGACTTTTACTATTGGACTATGGGAGAGCCGATAGACAAGGACGGGAAGCCCTGGACGTACATCATCAACAGGGCCAAGCGGTCAATCGACGCTGACTACGACACGATAGCAGACAGCTACGACGGGCTTTTCTCTTCCGACGAGTACAAGAAGGAGGATGCCGACGTAATCGGGAAGATAGGCTTCGTCGGAGGTTCGGTGCTTGACATCGGGTGCGGGACTGGGCTTTTCCTCGAACATTGCGACCCTGAGTTTTACGTCGGAATCGACCCGTCTTCGAAGATGCTTGAAATCGCGAAAGCGAAGAGCGTGAACGGCGAGCGGCTTTTTGTCAATACCGATTTTGAATCGTATTATTCGCCGAGGAAATTCGACCTTGCAATAGCCCTTTTCGGCTCCACGAGCTACATTGAGCCAGAAACGGTCAAGCGCGTCGAGGCGTTCTCGCGGGCTTCTTTCCTCATGTTCTTTAAAGACGGGTATTTCCCCGTGACGCACGAGAAAACGGGCATTAGAACGCGATACAGCACGTTCAGCGCGTACAAGGACGTTCTCGACGGTTACGAATTCGAGGAAATGGGCTGCTACATAATCGCGAGGCGGTAACCCGTGCGGCAAAGTTACGACGAAATATCGTATTTCATGCTCGTCACGAAGGGCAACGAGCAGCGGATGGAGAACGCCGCAAGGATAAAGATGCAGATTCCAGAGCTTCGCGTAATACCGAGCACCATGGAAGACGTTTTCCAGAACGCGGTCGACGCGTTCGACCTGCCAGACGGGTTCTGCGGTGCCGTCATGCTCGAAGACGACATCATGTTATGCCGTGACTTCAAACGGCGGTTAGAGGGCGTTCTGGAGGCTCATATGGGCGAAACGGTGTCGTTCTTTGAATCGGCGTGCTCCAAGAACGAGTTGAAAAGCGAATACCGCGCTGGCATAAGATTCATGTGGAATCAATGCAACTTCTTCCCAAAGCCAGTATGCGACGTTCTGTGCGACAAGACGAACGAACTCGAATTCGAGGAATGGTATTTCAGGAAATACGACAAGTGGACTTACCCGATAGACACATACATAGGCTACACGCTCGACAAGATGGGGTTAAAATACTGGATGGAAGTGCCATTCCTCGTGCAGCACATGCCGTGGGAGTCGGCTGTTGGCAAAAGGCCGAAGAACAGGCAGTCGAAATACTTCGTAGACGATATGGAGAAACTATGATTAAGCAAATCGGCGTGCACCGAGTTAGATGCGGAGACATATTCGACGACCTTGGCGAATTGTTCATGGGAGAGAAAGCCGACTTGTTCTACTGCGACCCGCCGTGGGGGAATCTCAACTACTGGCAAACGCTCAACGCGAAAATGACTGGGGCTAAGAAGAAAGACACCGACCTTGCAAAGTTCCTGCTAAGGCTTGCGACCGTCGCATACGAGAACACATCGGACGATGCCGTCGTGTTCGTCGAATACGGCATGAAGTGGAAAGACCAGCTTTCGAGCATGTTCGTCGACTTCGGCTTCGCGAAAATCGGCGAGGGCACGATGGCATACGGTTCTCCGAAGCGACCGAACGCGGTGCTCGTCTTCGACAAGCACGGGAGCCACGATGCTGGGTGCTGGTGGGGCGCGCGCGTCGACGGCATGAGCGGATACGCGGCGGTATGTGCAGCCGTCGAGCCGTTCTCCGAAGACGGCATGACGATATGCGACCCGTGCTGCGGGCTTGGATATACGGCGAGGTTCGCGGTCGAACACAATCTCAGGTTCTTCGGCAACGAGCTCAACGCGAAACGGCTCGAAAAGACGATTGCGAGGCTATCGTGATTGTCTACCTCAACGAGAACGTGTACGAGGCGGCGCGGAAGAGGATATCTTACGTTTTCGACAACTTCGAGAACGTCGTCGTGGCAGTGAGCGGGGGGAAAGATTCAACCGTCGTCTTCAACCTCTGCATGGAAGAGGCGGAGAAAAGGGGAAGGCTGCCGCTTGGCGTGATGTGGATTGACCAAGAAGCCGAATGGCGGGGAACCGTCGAACACGTGAAGTCGATAATGTATGACGAACGCGTGAAACCGTATTGGCTGCAAGTCCCTATTCTTCTCATGAACGCGACGAGCCACGATGCCGACAACTGGCTCCATTGCTGGCGCGATGGCGAAGAATGGATGCGGGACAAAGACCCTATATCCATAAAGGAGAACGTGTACGGGACGGAACATTTCTACGACCTCTTCTCTGGGTTCATGCGCGTGACGTTCCCAGAAGGCGGGGCGTGCCTCGTCGCTGGGATGCGCGCAGAGGAAAACCCAGTCAGACGGCTCACCCTCACGGAGACGGCCTCGTACAAGCACATCACATGGGCGAAGTGTCTCGGCGGCGGGAACTACACGTTCTATCCAATCTACGACTGGTCGTTGTCCGACGTCTGGCACGCCATATCTTCCAACAAATGGAAATACAACAGCATCTACGATGCGCAATATCGATATGGCATACCGATGAGGGACATGAGGGTGTCGAACCTCAACCACGAGACTGCGGTGAAGAACCTCTACTACGTGAGAGAAGCCGAGCCGGAGACATGGGACGCTCTCACCGCGAGGATGAACGGAATCGACACGACGATGAAGATAGCATACGAGGACAACTTCATGGCTCCGAAGGAACTTCCGTTCATGTTCAAGAGTTGGCGCGAATACAGGGACTTCCTCTTGGAGAACCTCGTCTCCGACGACGAAACGCGCAAGAAGTTCGAATCGCAATTCGAAAGGCTCGACAAGAAGCTCGTAGGCTCGCAGCAGCTCATGGACGAGGGGATGCGAGCCGAGGTCGCGAGCATCCTCGCGAACGACCATTGGGGAACGAAACTCAAGCATTTCGAGCAAGGTGAGTCCGTTTCGACCTATTGGAAGATAAGGAAGAAACGGAAAATCTCGCCAAAGATGGAGAAAGCTGCGGAACGCGTAATCAAGGAGATGAACTCGCGGTGAAAGAGGAACTCGAAAGGGCAATCGCCGAACTGGACGGCGAAGAACTCGCATCTGAGGTGAAGAGGATACTCCACGAGAACGGCGGGCAGACGGCAAACCCAGTCGACCTCGTGCAATGGGTGCCCGTGGATATGGTCGAACCAAACGACTACAACCCCAACTCGGTAGCACGGCGCGAGATGGAATTGCTCTACACGTCGATTCTCCACGACGGCTACACGCAGCCCGTAGTGACAATCTGGGACGGCGGGCGCGGGAAATACGTCATAGTCGACGGTTTCCACAGGTACTACGTCTGCAAGACGCACAAGGACATCTACGATAGGAACCACGGAATGTTGCCAATCGTCGTGCTCGACAAGGACATCAACGACAGGATGGCATCGACCGTAAGGCACAACAGGGCACGCGGCACGCACTCCATAAACGGCATGAGCAACCTCGTCTTCAGGATGCTCGACCAAGGCTGGGACGATGCCTCGATATGCAACGAACTCGGCATGGAGCCAGAAGAGCTTTTGAGATTGAAATACGTGACGGGTTTCGCCAAGCTTTTCGAGGACGCTGAATACAGGAAGGCGTGGAAGAGCAAGAACCAGATAATGTTAGAGAAGCTCGCGATGGAGAACCCGAACGCCGATGCAGCAGAACTGAACAGCTTGCTCAAGAAGACGAAGGAGGAATAATGTTCGAGAAGGTCAACCCGAGCCATCCAGACAAGATTGCAGACCGAATCGCTGGCGCGCTCGTCGACATGGCGTATGCAATCGACGAGAACCCGCGAATCGCTGTCGAAGTCCTCGTAGGGCACGGCGCGTGCCATATCATCGCGGAAACGAGCGTCGAGCTTGACTCCAATGCAGTGAAAAAGACCGTCAAGAGGATAGACGGCGGCATCAAGTTCGTCGACTACGACTGGGTATGGCAAGATTCCCACCTCGCGAAGAACCAAGACGGGAAGATGAGATGCGGCGACAACGGAATCTTCAAGGGGGTACCAGTCACGGAAGAGCAATCGCGCTTGTCGTCGGTCGTGAGGGGAATCTACCGAATGTATCCGCATGACGGGAAATACATCATAGACGGCAACAGGATAATAGCCTGTCAGAGCAACGTCGAGGACGGCGAACTCGACCACGTGCTCGAAAGCCTTGGTTTCGATTGCCGCGTCAACCCGCTCGGAGAATGGACTGGCGGGACTGACGTTGACTCTGGCGCGGCGAACAGAAAGCTCGGCAGCGACATGGCTGACAGCGTGACGGGCGGCGGCCTCCACGGGAAGGACTTGTCGAAAGCCGACGTTTCGGTGAACATCTACGCATGGTTGAAGGCTCAGGAGACGGGAAAGCCAGTCGAATTGCTCTGCGCAATCGGCGACGAATCGGTAGACGGGAAACCATACTCCGAAATCGTCGGAATCGCACGAGAGTTCATAGCTGGGAAAGGCGGCTTCGAGAAGTTCGCGGAATGGGGGCTGGTGTAGATGGCTAACCAGGGAAACCTCGTGCCCAACGAGGCGAGAACGCCGACCGAACGCCGAGAGAACGCACGGAAGGCTGGCATAGCGAGCGGCGAATCGCGCCGAAGGAAGAAGCTGCTCCGCGAGGCGCTGGAAGAATTGCTCGAACGCGAATACTACGACAAGGACGGCAACTCCGCCGACGGCACGACGGTGCTTGCAACGAAGGTGTTCAAGAAGGCGATGGATGGCGACCTCCGCGCTTTCGAGCTGATACGCGACACCGTTGGCCAAAAGCCAGTCGAACGCGTCGAATCGGTCGAGATACCGCAGGAGACTTACGAGCGCGTGTGGCGTGCGCTTTCTGGCGAATAAGCAATGGACTTGCTGAAAAGCATACGGGAGCATCCAGTAGAATTCGGGAGGCTGATGGGCTTCGACAGGCTCACCGACCTGCACGACGACTGGATTAGGGACATGGTTTTCGGAACCGAGGACGCGACGCTGCAAGCTGCGCGCGGCACGTACAAGACGACGTGCGTATCGGTAGCCCTCGCGCTGATAGCCATACTCTACCCGAATCTAAGGACAGCCTTCATACGCAAGACCGACTCCGACGTGAAGGAGATAATGGCGCAGACGCGGCGGATGCTCGAAACGCCAGAGGCCAAGGCGTTTTCAGAGCTTATATGGGGGCACCAAGTCAAGGTGACGACGAACAACCAGTCGGAAATCAGCACGAACCTTACGAACGACCCGAGAGGCTCTGCCCAAATAACGGGCATGGGAACGTCGGGCTCCATAACTGGCAAGCATTACGACAGGATATTCACCGACGACATCGTGAACCCGAAGGACAGGGTTTCGAGGGCGGAACGCGAGCGAACGCGCCTCGTGTACCAGGAATTGCAGAACATCAAGAACCGTGACGGGCGCATCTACAACACGGGAACGCCCTGGCACGTCGACGACGCTTTCGAGCTTATGCCGTCGCCGAGGAAATTCGACTGCTACTCCGTCGGCATGTTCACGGAAGAGGAAATACAGAACCTTCGCGAGCACATGGAGCCAAGTCTTTTCGCGGCGAACTACGAACTTCGGCACATACCGTCTGACAATCTATTGTTCGTCAACCCGAAGAAGGGCGCTGACCAGCAGATGGTCGCGAACGGTCGATGCCACGTCGACGCTGCCTATTACGGAGACGACTGGACGGCCTTCACAGCCGCGAGATACGTCGACGGGAAATACTACGTCTACGGTAGATGCTGGCGCAAGCACGTCGACGACTGCATGGACGAAATAACCAGCGAATACCAAAGGCTCATGCTCGGGAAGCTGTGGATGGAGATAAACGCCGACAAGGGTTATTCCGCACGCGTCCTGAAAGAGCGCGGCGTTCGCACGGTGACCTATTCGGAACATCAGAACAAGCACGTCAAGATAGTCACCTATCTCAAAGGCGTGTGGCCAGACGTGGTGTTCTGCGACGGCACAGACGAGGAATACATCAACCAAATCTGCGACTACACGGAAGACGCGGAGCACGACGACTGCCCAGATTCCCTCGCGAGCCTCATAAGGATAATCGGGAAGAAAAAGGACGGCGATTACAAGCCCCTCTGGGCATCGTAGAAAATTTTTCAAAAAGTTCGAAAATCACGGTTGACACTTGCAGGGTATATGGTATCATATACCCATCGAATCGGAACGGCTGAGAGAGAGGAAACCGAAATGAAGGACTGGACGAATTACGAACCCGTGTGCATGACCCGCAAGGCAACCGAAAGCCATATCGTGGCAATCAATGAGGAAATCAGCGCGCTATGCAACATTCCAGGCAACGTTATGAGCTACACGATGACCCGCGATATCGTAAGCCACTTGGGCTGGCTGCGCACGAAGCTCTACGTTGACCTCGAATACTTCGATGCAATCGACAGGACGATGGAAGAAGCGGTCAAATAGGAACCGAGGAACAGGGGGAGGAACGATGGGCTACCAATTCAAGACGACGTTCTGGAGCGACTTCAGCATCGCCGACATCTTCGGCGAGGATGCGGTCAAGGACACCTACAAGCGGGCTTTCAAGGAATGGAAGGACGACACAGTGTACGTGACGGAGCTTTCCTTGGTGCTCAACTGGAAATGCTGGCAACATTACGAACGCGGCAACGAGAGCTTGTCGAAGCTGTACAGCGACCTCTACTACGAACTCGACGCATGGTGTCTCGACCATTTGAAGGGCGACGACCTCGTTTATTATTGGAAGACGCTCGACTGACCGCGTGAGCCCGCGTCTTCATGCTCTGCTATAATGTCGGCGGCAAGTCAGCCGACGACAGGGGGAACATGAAGACCTACCAAGACCTCATGGCTGCGGGCGATGTCATGGAATTCACCCGCTCTGCCATCACAGAGCACAAATCGAGCAGCGCCTACAAGACGGCGAGCGACGCGACGGAATACGCGGCACAGCGGAACGTCACGATAACCAGGTATCAGAAGCTGCTCTATGACATGAGCGGCAAGGCGGTACCTGACAATTGGAGCGCGAATTACAAGCTATGCTCCAACTTCTTCGACAGGTTCACGACGCAACAGACGCAATACCTCTTGGGGAACGGGCCAGAGTGGGGTGAGGAATCGACTGCGGGCAAGCTCGGCGACGACTTCCCGCAAAGGCTCAGGGAGGCTGGGAAGTACTCGCTCATACAGGGCGTGTCGTTCGGGTTCATGAACCTCGACCACCTCGACGTGTTCAAGCTGACCGAGTTCGTCCCGCTCTACGACGAGGAGAACGGCGCGCTCATGGCTGGCATACGGTTCTGGCAGATAAGCAACGACAAGCCGCTGCGCGCAACGCTCTACGAAATCGACGGGTACACAGATTACATCTGGCGCAACGGAGAGGGCGAGGCAATCGACGAGAAGAAGACCTACAAGATGCGGGTAACTTCCAACGAGGTCGACGGCGGTTACATCTTCGAGGGCGAGAACTACCCGACGTTCCCCATCGTCCCGCTGTGGGGCAACCAGTACCACCAGAGCGAGCTCGTCGGGCTGCGCTCTGAAATAGATGCCTACGACCTCATCAAGAGCGGGTTCGCCAACGACCTCGACGACGCGAGCCAAATCTACTGGGCGCTGGAGAACGCTGGCGGCATGGACGACATCGACATGGCCAAGTTCATAGAGCGCATGAAGACCGTTCATGCAGCCCAACTCGACGGAGAGGGCGCGAGGGCAACCGCCCACACGATTGAGGTGCCCTACAACGCGCGTGAGGTGATGCTCGACCGTCTGAGGGCGGACATGTACGAGGACTATATGGCTCTCGATACCAAGAACATGGCGAGCGGGGCTGTGACGGCGACCCAAATCAGAGCCGCATACGAGCCAGTCAACGCGAAGGCCGACGAATGGGAGTCTCTCGTCAAGGACTTCGTGGGCGGCATCCTCTCCGTTCTCGGAATCGACGACAAGCCGACGTTCACCCGTTCGGCAATCGTGAACGAGACTGAGGAAGTCCAGACAATCGTGAACTCTGCAAGCTACCTTAGCAGCGAATACGTCACGCGCAAGATTCTGTCGGTTTTCGGCGACCTCGCCAAAGCCGATGAAGTCATCGCCGAAATGGAAAAGGGCGAGTCTACGAGGTTCGGGTTCGGCGAAACGGGTGAAGAAACGCCGCCAGAAGCCGCTGAAACGCCGCTAGAGGTCTAATCATGGACTCCGCGCACGAATGGACGGAAAAGGAGATAAACAGGCTCTCACGCCGCCTTGGGCGCATATACGGGAAATCGTACAGGGAAGTTAAGGCTGAATACGAGAAGGCTCTGCGAGAGTTCCTGAAAGAGCGGTCGATGCGGCTCGCGGCACTCGACGACACGCAAGAGGCTAAGGCGGCATACGAGACGTGGCTCAGGGCACAGGCGATAAGGCTGTCCCATGACGAGGCAATCGTCGAACAGCTCGCAGGCAGCCTCACGATGGCAGACCTCGAAGCGCGCCAAATCGCCAACGGCGCGCTCGTCGGAGTGTACGTCAAGAACTACAACCTATCGGTCAAGGCGATAGAGGCGCAGCTCGTCGGGAAGGTTCCAGAGGGCTTCAACGTGACGTTCTCCCTGGTGGATGTTCCGACCGTGCGCAAGCTAATCATGGAATCTCCGTCCCTCATGCCGACGCAGCCCACGAGATGGATGGCGGAAAATCTTGGATTGAGGAGCATCGCGAAGCTCACTGGCAAGCAACGGGCGGAACTCATGGCCAGGGCTTCTGGCTGGAACAAGCGTCATGTGACGAACGCGGTCATGCAGGGCATCATGCAAGGAGACTCGATAAAGGACATAGCGAAGAGAATCGGCGATGTATTCATGGGCAACGCGAACGCCGCGACGCGCTACGCGAGAACCGCGTGCACGTGCGCCGAGAACTCTGGAAGGCTCGACAGTTACCACGCGGCGCAAGAGCTCGGCATAGAACTCGTGAAGGAATGGGTCGCGACGGGCGACGAACGAACACGCGACACGCATCTTGAGGCAGACGGACAGCAGGTGCCGATAGGCGAGCCGTTCGTCGTGGGCGGCTCCGAGCTGATGGAGCCAGGCGACCCATCTGGCGACCCAGACGAAGTGTGGAATTGCCGATGCACGATGCGGGCGAGGGTGAGCGGAATCGCGCCGAACTCGGCAACCGAGATGCACAGAGCAGAGATAGAAGCCGAGAGGGAGCGCAGAAATGGCTAAGAGCTACGAGGGGTATTCGAGCGGAATCGACGTTGACAGGGCTGGCGCGGAAAACGTCGCTGGAGACTACGGAGTTTACGTCCAAGTTGCGCAGGACAACACAGCCGCCATATTGGAGGCAATCGACAAGGCTCTCGTAGCCGCGCTTGAGAAAATCGGATTGTCAGCCGAAGGGGATGCAAAAGAGCTGTGCCCAGTCGACACGGGAAGACTGCGGAACAGCATCACGCACCAAGTCGAAGAGGGAGATAAGGCGGTCTACGTCGGAACGAACGTCGAATACGCAGTCTACGTCGAGATGAACGACAAGGCGAAGCACAAGACTGGACAGGCGCATTTCCTACGCGATGCGGCACGGAACAACGGCGAAAACTACGCGATGCTCATCAAGGGCGAACTCCAAGACGGATAGAAAAAATTTTCAAACTTTTTTGAAATTACCCGTTGACACTCCAGGTGTATATGGTATCATATACCCATCGGACGGAAACGGGCTGAGAGAGAGGAAATCAAAATGGCAGCTTTCAATTACGCGGTGAAGGTTGAGGATGAGAACGGCTTCAGCGAGAAGTACTTCACGGTGATTGCATGGGGGACGAAGAAGCGCATGATGGAATGGGCGAAGCATTTCGATGCAGACCCGCGCACGGTCGAAAGCCGAATCACCCGCGAAAAAGATGGCAAGGTAGTTCATAGCTACACGCGATAAAGAGAGCCAGCCCCGCTTCGGCGGGGCAACTCAAAGAGAGAGGAAAGAACAATGAAACTCACGCCAAAGCACGGCATCAACGCACACGCAGTTGAAACAATGTTCAGCAAGGCTATGTGCGCCTACGCGAACTGGCAGGAATGTGCCGACATGAACTACTACGACTACCGATTCCGCAACGCATCTCAATACGAGCAATGCGCCGCGCTCGAAGCCGAATACCAGGCGACCGCGCGCTGCATCGCCCTGTTCGTCGAGGAACATCTTCCATCCGTGTGCCTTGCAATCAAGGATGCTTGCAAAGAGGAATTCGGCATCGGGTAGAACATCTCTTCCATATCCGAATCGGTATGCTATAATGCACCGCGAGAGAGGGCAGAGGTCAAGGCAACGACCCCTGCCTTTTTCATGCTAACTGGAAAGCAATACCAGCCGAAGAACAGGAGCATCCACATGGCGTTGACACGCAAGCTGCTGTCCTCGATGGGCATCGGGGACGACCAGGCAGACCAAATCATCGAGGCGCATACCGAGACGGTGAACGGCTTGAAGGACGAGCGCGACAAGCTGAAGGCCGAGGCGGCGAAGGCGGAGGAACTGCGGAGCCAAATATCCGACCTCCGAAAGGAGCTTGCAGAAGCCGACCAGCGGAACGCAGACGGCGACGGCTACAAGACGAAGTACGAGGAACTCAAAGCCGAGTACGACGACTACAAGGCCAAGACCGAGGCGGCGGCTGCACGCGAAGGCAAGGAGAAAGCCTACCGCGAGCTGCTGAAGGACGCGGGCATTTCCGAACACAGGCTCGACTTCGTTGCGAAGTACAGCACGGAGGCAATCGACGCGCTCGAACTCGACGACGACGGGAAGCCGAAGGACGCAGACGAGGTGCTCAAAGCCATCAAGAAGGAATGGGGCGACTTCATCAGCGTCAACAAGACGCAGGGGGCATCGGTGCCGAACCCGCCCGAGAACAACGGCGGCAGCGAGTTCGCCAACATGAGCCTCGCAGACAAGATGCAGTACGCCAACGAACACCCGAGCGACCCGCAAGTTACCGAGTGGCTCAAGAACTAAGGAGAGAAAATGGCAGTTTTCGATTCCAAGAACTTCAACGCGGAGGTCTTCGGCAAGTACGTCGAGACCGTCCCGCGCGTCAAGCAGAACGCCCTCTTGAAGGCTGGCGTTCTCCGCACGCGCAACGACTTGAAGTCCATGCTCGCCGACCAGACTGGCGGCAACTTCATCAGCGTTCCCATGACTGGGCGCATCGGCGGCACCGCTCTCAACTACGACGGAGCAACCAACATCACCGCTACCTCGCTGGACACCTACCTGCAGAGCATGATTGTCGTCGGTCGTGCCAAGGCATGGGAGGAAAAGGACTTCTCGTTCGATATCACTGGTCACGACTTCATGGCTGACATCGCAGCCCAGGTCGGCGACTACTGGGACGACATCGACCAGACCACGCTCCTGAAGACGCTGGAGGGCATCTTCGGCGTTTCGACCAACAGCTTCAACTCGGAACACACGCTCGACATCTCCGCCCAGACGGGCAACAGCGGTGCCGATGCCTTCGTCAACGCGGCTACGCTGAACGATGCCGTGCAGAAGGCCGCTGGCGCGAACAAGGACATCTTCAAGGTCGCCATCATGCATTCCGCCGTTGCCACCAACCTGGAGAACCTGCAAGTGCTGACCTATTGGAAGGAAACCGACGCGAACGGAGTGCAGCGTCCTATCGCGCTCGCAAGCTGGAACGGTCGCACCGTCCTCGTCGACGACGACGTTCCGACTGGCACTGGCGGCAGCTCGCCCAACACCTACACGACCTACACGACCTACCTGCTCGGCGCGGGCGCGTTCGACTACTGCGACTGCGGCGCGAAGGTTCCGTACGAGACCTACCGCGACCCAACCACCGTCGGAGGCAAGGACATGCTCATCACCCGCCAGCGCAAGCTGTTCGCGCCGAAGGGCTTCAGCTTCGTGCAGCCGAGCACGCCCATCGTCTCCCCGACCGATGCCCAGCTCGCCACCGCAGCCCGCTGGACTCCCGTCGTGGCGACCGACGGCTCCACCTACTATCCGAGCAAGGCGATGCCGTTCGCACGCATCATCTCGAAGGGTTAAGACATGCCAGCCAACGAAGTGATGGTACGCGTCGACTCCATCGCACAATCAGAGTGGGAGGGGATGCGCCAAGCTGGCGCATCCCAGAAGCTGCCCAACGCCAAGGCATCCGATTCTGGCAAGGTGGTCAGCGTCAACAGCTCTGGCAAGTACGTGCTCGCAGAGCCTAGCGGCGGTTCGGTAGAGCCGCTCATCTGCACATACGGCATCGATGCGCTTGACACGACTATCGGAGACATATATCAGGCGTTCATGTCTGGCAGGATGGTGCTCTTTCATGGCAACACCAACGAAGACGACGAGCGGCTTGGTAATTTCGGCATGCTCGAAACTTTATACATAAGTGGAGACGACGAATACGGGTACCATGCCGAGTTGGGTTTTGAAGGAGCAGGTTTCACAACCGACCCTGTCGAAACTATCGACTTGCTGATGAATGCATATCCGTTCTACCAAGATTAAGATGGAGGCATAATGCTAGGTGCCGTCTGCAAGGAAGTGAACAACTGGTTCGAGCAGTCCAAGCTGTTCGGGCAGTTCCAAATCTCGGGCGGCACCATGCCCGTCGAAGGTGGCAAGAACGGGCAGTACGTCCGAATCGTCGGCAGCACCTTCAACGACGGGGTGCACATCCTGCCGCTCGCCAACCTTAAGGACGAGACGTTCGACGGGGCAATCTGGCTCATGGCAGTCCCGAGAGACTTCGTAGCGTTGTCAAACGAAATCGGGAAATGGCAACAGACGAACGGAGATGCCCTCTCAGGCGCGTTCACGTCCGAATCGTTCGGTGGATACGCCTACACGAAAAAGACGGCTCAGGACGGCTCTGAGTACGGCTGGAAGGATGCCTTCGCCTCGCGGTTGAACAGGTGGCGCAAGATATGAGCCTGTTCGAGACTTTCAAGGTTCCGTGCACGCTCATGGAAAAGGTGCGCGTGTCCGACGGCGAGGGCGGCTGGACGAAGACCTGGACGGAAGGCGCGTCGTTCAAGGCCGCAATCGTGCTCGACTCGACGATTAACGCGAGGATAGCCGAGCACGATGGCATGACGGGCGTTTTCACCGTCACGACAGACCCTAACGTGACGCTCGAATTCCACGACGCTTTCAAGCGCAAGTCCGATGGCAAGACGTTCAGGGTCACGAAGGTGAACGACTCTACGCCGAACGTCGCCACGTTCAGCTTCAACCAGTACCAGGCGGAGGAATGGGTGCTCGACTGATGGCTAGGCTGACCGAAAAGATAGAAGTTCTGGTGAAGCCGACCGTCGACCTCGAGTCAGCGGTCGCTTGCGTGTTCATGCTCAACCTGTTCCTGAGCGGGAACGGGGACTACGTGGTGATACAGCACGCAGACGGGACGCTCGAACTCGTGGAGGTGGTCAAGGTATGACTCCGGAGGCTGCTCTGTACCAATTCTGGTCAGGTTTCGGCATCCCAGCCTACGCCGCGTCCAGCACGCCAGAAGACGTGCAGTACCCGTACATCACCTACGAGCTGGTCGTCGGGGAATGGGGCCAGGGCGAGGTGAACACGACCGTCAACGTATGGTACTACACCGAGTCCGAAGCCCTGCCTAACGCCAAGGTGCGCGAGATAGGGAACGCAATCGGGCTCGGCGGCACGCAGCTCCGATGCGACGGCGGCACGTTATGGATTAAGAAAGGCTCTCCGTGGGCGCAATCCGTCACGTCGGAGGGCAACACGAGCATAAAACGACGTTATCTGAACGTCGACATAGAGTACCAAACATTGTAAGGGGGTACACGATATGAAATTCACGCAGGTAGCGACCGACGCGTTCCAGAAGCTCCAGCTCAACGCTGGCGTCCTGCTGAGCCAATTCGACCCGTCCAGCCCGACGCTGGACAAGACCAAGATTCTCGGTGCCACTGGCGGCGGAACCTCTTTCGAGGCCGTGCCGACGTTCCTCGACTTCGGCGACGGCATCGACAACGTGCCCGCGAACACCAAGGAATTGAAGCGCATCGACTACTACGAGTGCAAGATGAGCGGCACGTTCAAAACCGCCGACACCGCGCTCTCCAAGCTGCTCGTCGGCGCTGCCGACGTTACCTCTGCCTCTGGCAAGGTCACGCCGCGCTCGACGCTGGCATCGGCCGACTTCACTGACATCTGGTGGGTTGGCGATTATTCCGATGTCAACGAGGACGGCACGGGCCAGACCCCGAAGGCTGGTTTCATGGCCATCAAGCTCATCAACGCGCTCTCGACTGGCGGTTTCAAGCTACAGAGCAACGACAAGGGCAAGGGCGACTTCGCATTCGAGTTCACTGGCCACTACAGCATGAACGACGTGACGGCGGTTCCGTTCGAAATCTACGTCAAGGCTGGCACGCCAGCAGCGTAAGAGGGGTTCTATGAGGCTTTCGGAAATCAAGGGCGAGGCGGCGCTGGACTGCATCGAGGCGGCACTTGAACTCGCTGGCAAGCTCCTGGAAGACGAGTCTGTGAAGGATGCGCTCATGGCAGAAGGCGGGGCGACGAAGCAGGCGCTCGCCGTCGCAAAGATTCTGCTGTCGAAGGACTATCGCGACTACACGATTCCAGTCCTTGCCGCGCTGTCGCAAAAATCGGTCGACGGCTATCTGGCCGAGACGACGCTCCCGCAAATGATTGGTGACGTGTACGAGACCATCACCGACAAGGAGCTGCTCGCTTTTTTATCGCCGCAGGTGGCCGTGCCTGGTATCACCTCGGAAGATACTCTGGAAGGCTCAGGGCAGACCTCATAGCGCGGTATATCGCGCAGGCGGTCGAGGCAGACCGAGAGCGCGAATCGTTCATGCACTACATCGCCGACAGCCTGCACTACCAGCCACAGGGCATGTACATCGCAGCCAAATGGGGCGAAGTCGGCGCGTCGGCGGAGGGCGTTCGCGACCCGTTCGAGGTGACGCAGATGCTCTCCGATAAATACGGAATCGAGGTGATAGGGTGAACCTCCTCGACCTGATGGTCAAAATCGGGGTGAAAGACGAAGCCTCCAGCGCCGTCGCCAAGACGAGCGACGGCATAAAGTCGAACCTCCAGACCGCAGCAGTAGTTGGCACCGCCGCACTCGCCGCTATGGTGACTGGCACGGTCGCCCTGGTATCGGCCTTTTCCAATGCTGCGAACGCGGTGGCGGATTACGGCGACAATGTCGACAAGATGTCACAGAAGATGGGCATGTCGGCATCGGCGTACCAGGAATGGGACTCGGTCATGAGGCATTCTGGCACGTCGATGGAGACGATGAAGGCGGGCATGAGGACGCTCGCCAACGCCGTCGAGAGCGGCAACGAGGCGTTTCAACGCATAGGGTTGACGCAGGAGCAGATATCGTCGATGTCCCAGGAGGACTTGTTTGCTGCGACAATCAACGGCCTCCAGAACGTCGAAAGCGAAACCGAGAGGACGTACCTCGCAGGGAAGCTCCTTGGCCGCGGGGCGACGGAGCTTGGTGCGCTTCTGAACACCAGCGCCGAAGACACGCAGAAGATGCGCGACCGCGTGCACGAGCTTGGCGGTGTCATGAGCGACGAATCGGTGAAGGCATCTGCCGCTTACAAAGACTCCATGCAAGACTTGCAAACTGCGATGGACGGCGCGAGGAACAGGGCAATGGCCGAGTTCCTCCCCGCTTTCACAACCGTCATGAACGGCTTGCAGGAGCTGCTCATCGGCAACACGGACTTGGCTGCCGAGTCAATCGGAAAAGGCATAGCAGACGCGGTTGCCGTGATGAAGGAAAACGGCCCGAAAATCGTCGATTCGGCCATGAGCGTCTTGAAGAATCTCGTCGTGATAGTGAGGGACAACGGGCCAGCGATTCTCGACGCTGCCCTCAGCTTCTTCGGTGAAGTCCTCAGGGGCCTTGCAGAAACAGCGCCAGAAATCGCTGGCGACCTCGTGTTGCTGCTCGGCGACCTGATAGGCTACGTCGTGGAGCACATACCCGACATGCTCGCAGCCGTCGTCAACTTCCTGTCTACGTTCCTCCAGGGCATAGCGAAGAAGGCTCCCGAGGTTCTGATGAACCTCGCCAAGATGGTCGCCAACGGGTTGAAGAAGGTGCTCGACTTCGGCAAGAGCTTCTTCGACGCTGGCGCGAAGATAGTGGGCGAGGTGGCGCAGGCAATCGCCAAAGGTGTCGGGCGCGTCGTGTCGAACATGGGCAAGGGAATATCGGATACGGTCGAAAAGGTCAAGTCGTTCGTATCCGCTTTCCTGACCGCAGGCGCGCAGCTAGTCGCCAGCGTGATTAACGGAATCGCCGAGAAAATCGGCGGCATAGCCGACACCGTGCGGAACGGCATTTCAGATGCGGTCTCGACTGTCCAAGGGTTCGTCGGCGAGATGTTCTCGGCTGGCTGGAACGTCGTCCAGGGCATCATCGACGGCATCGTGTCGAACATCGGCAACGTCGCGGGGACAATCCTCGGCGGCTTCAAGGGCGCGGTCGACACGGTGAAGAACTTCCTCGGAATCGCGTCGCCTTCCAAGCTGTTCGCCGAAATCGGCAAGAACACGATGCTGGGCATGGCCGAGGGCATCGAGGACAACATGTCAAAGGCGCAGAAGGCCATGCAGGAGGCCGCAGGAGAAATTTACGGGGCAGCATCGGGAGAAGTTGCAATCGGGGCCTCTGGAGGCGTTCTGGGGGCCTCTGGCAACGCCTACGGCGTTCCCGCAATGAACTTCTACGGCGACATCACCGTGGTCGCGGACGACCCCGAGGACTTCATGCGGCAGCTGACAACGTTCGCGGCGCGTACCCGCGCACAGTACGCGTAAGGGGTGAGAGATGGCAAGAACCGTATATCCAGCGTCGGGTGCGACGATAGCGGCGACGGGCGGAAGCGCATCGGTCACTTTCCAATGGGTGGAGAACCTCGAGCAGATAGCGTACAGGCTGCAGTACAAGCTAGTCGGTGCCGCGAACTGGACGACCATCGAGGAAACGTCCACCGCGACGAGCAAGACCGTGACGCTCGGCGAGGGCGAGTACATTTGGACGATACTGCTGAAGCTGTCGGCTGACCAGGTATTCCCAGAACGTTGGGAGACAACCGCAGGCGAGAGCACCTTCAGCGTGTACGACAATCCCGTCGTAACCGTCGTGTCGCCTGCAGACAGCGACGTCGTGAGCAGCTTTCCCATACCTTACGAGGTGACGTTCTCCGACAGCAACGGCTCGCTGTCGTCGGGCTCCATCATGCTCGTGCAATTGGAGAGCGATGGTCACGGCGGCTACAATCCAGTCGGCGCGCCGTGGATAATGGACGGGATAACGTCAGCGTCGGGGCTATCGGGCAACATAACCGCCGACGCCTTGACTTACATGCCACCGAACGGCCCGTATTGGCTCGACGCCGCGTTCTATTCCTCGACGACGTTGCATGACAACGACCGTACGACGTTCACGATAAACATCGCAAACACCGACGCCGGCACGCTCAATATAACGAACGACCCGTTGACGGGCTACGTCACGCTGAAGGTCGGATGGGACAACTCTGGCGGCGTGCATGCCAACCACGCGTCGCTGTACCGCGTGGGACAGGACGGCACCAGCGTGCTGCTGGGCGACAACCTGGCGCAGAATGCCACGGTCGTGGACAAGTTCGCCCCGCTCAACGTGAACTACACCTACCAGGTCGTGACGCACGCGGAACCGACGGCGATAACGTTCAAGGACTTCACGAACACGATAACGACGGGCAGGTGGTTCGCCATCTGGGACGGCGGCGAGAAGTCGGCGTGGGCGATGTTCGGCCCCAGTGCATCGTGGAATATGACGCGCCCGCAGAAGACGCGCGTCTACTACGTGGGCAGAAAGTACCCCGTGTCCTATGACGGCACTGCGATGGGCGAGGAGCATTCCGCCAAGTTCTCGCTCGTGTCGCTCGACGGCTCGAACGGATGGGTCGGGCCGTGGGAGGAGTTGATTGAAGACGGCGGCAGGGGCGTTTTCAAGACGCGCGACGGCAAGGTATTCTGGGCAGACTTCGAGCTGTCCGTCGAGCCTGACCTGCGGACAATCGACCCGCTGAAGGTCGGCAAGATGAGCCTATCGGTAGTCAGAATCGAGGGCGATGCCCTATGACCGATTGGCACGGCAACAGGGCAGGCGAGAGCTATACCTACAAGCGCGTGAGGTGGGAGCCTGGGATGCCCGACCACCTGGGCGAGTTCGAAACATACGGGAATATAACGGGCGG